TAAGTTGTTCAGCACAAGCTGTCAGGATCGACCAATAAAACCGATTCTGAGCCGCTGTACGTGGAGGCTTGGAGATAGTTACCATGTAGCCTAATTCAGTGGCTTCTATGGCCTCTATGACCCTCCTACGGTCATTCTCAGTTGTCAGGATTGATCTCATTTCTCAGATACCAGTTGTAGTTTGCTCGAAAGGCTCGTCTCTCGAAGTCTGTGAACTTGTCGTGACGCTCTGAGAACATGGCATTGACCATGCGTCTCTTGAATTCTTTGCTGTCAACGTCAAGCCACATCAGATAATTATCGAGCCCAGACTCGTGGAGATCTCCAAACAAGAACCTAAGTGCAGTAATCGTTTCATCCATTGGTTTAGTTTTGTAAGGTGCTTTGCAAGCATCATCGACTGCCAGTTGAATCACAGACCAGAGCAGTTTCTTGCAACGCTCTGTCTGGATGGAGTCTAGTAGTCCTTCTTCAAATGTGTTCAGGTTCATTTTCGTTTGTAGTAGTAGGCCCAGGCTTGCCTGTAGAGTTTTTCTTTCGTTACCAACTTGCGAGCCTCCAGAGCGCGAATCATCTTCAAGGCGTTTTGTGGTGTGCAACCGAATTTGTTTGCCAGATCGTTGAGTGACATCCAATCATCGAGAGCGGTTAAGTAAGCTGTCTGTGTTGGTGTTAGCGGTTTAGACTTGTTGAGCATCAACCGGCCAAACTTTTCCACCGACTTCAGGAACTCATCTCGGTGTGAGATGAGAACCCCTGATTGTTTGGCAATAAAAAGAATCTGACTCATTTAATCTCCGTCAGTTCTTTCTTGCGCTGTTCCTTGAATGCATCTATTTGCTTGATGGACTCAGGATCGTTCTTAAAGACCTTGTAGGCACTCGTGAATGCTGCCTTCAAGTCGTCAACTGTTTTGGCCTCTAAGATCGTTTTAATGTGGTCGTCTACGGAAGGCTTATCTTCATCTGGAAGATCCTCTCCAGCGTAGATATAAAGCCCGATACCGTGGAGGCTGATAGCTTTAGCTAGACATCTTTGCATAGCTGTATTGACCTGGAAAGCATCTGGCTCAGAGATCGCTTTGTTACGGTGATCCATGACAGGCAGTTGTGCAGTGCGAGAGACACCGAATGCGTTGACCTCACAAAACACCATTACCGTGTCACCCCACATTTGGTGAGGCTTGTACTCCCAGGTGGCCATAGGATCGTGTTGCAACAATGTGTCTACAGCCCAGGCCCAAGAGAGGTAAGAGAGTCCGTTTTTCTTCTCGACCTTCTCGGTTACGTTGATCTTTCTAAGTTCGTTGAATTTCATGTTTGGCTCCGTTACTTTATGAACAGGTAGAGCAGTGTTCCGTAGCAAATCCCCAATAGCGCGCATAAGATCCAGTCACTTCTCGTCGGCTTGTATTTCGTCAAGTTCGTACTCCTGTTGTTCCAACTGTTGTTGGTAGTCATTTTGTTCCCTCTCTCTGTCGTATTCGTAAAGTTTTCTGTCTAGCCAAGCATCGTAGTCAACGCTCATACAGCCTCCAGGTATTTGTTAAGTTCGTCTCTGAGTTGCGTTACTTGTTCTTTGTTGAGAGCTATGCCTGCGTGAGCTTTCATGTGCCAGATAGAAATCCAAATGTCTTGCTCGTGGTCACTGATACATAACTTCTCGTAATCTGCTGTTTTGATCTGTACGTCCATGTTGGCTCCTTGTTGTGATGGAGTAATCTTAGGCTTATCAACCCCATAAGACTGTCATCGTGACGACAATCTCTGCCACTGATACCAAAAAGAAACGCCGTTCGTCGGCAAGTCCTACGCAACGATCCTTGGCTGCACTTCGTGAACGCGGTTACTTATGCCAGATCGTCGAGCACTGGAACCCGTGGGCTCGTATACGCCAGGACTTGTTTGGGATAGGCGACATCCTTTGTCTCAAGGACGAGGAGACCCTTTTAGTTCAGACGACTTCTAGAGCTAACGTTTCGGCTCGGTTAAAGAAGATTGCAGAGAGTGAGCATCTTCCGGCTATCTTGCGAGCGGGCTGGAAGATCGAGGTTCACGGCTGGGGCAAGCTAAAAGAAGGGTGGACTTGCAAGATTATTGAAATCTGATTTAGACTCTTATTTGTTTCACCGCATTGGCTAGGGTAGCTCCCGAAAAGCGGTTCCTTCACCCGCCTGCCACATGCTCCCATCAGTGAAGGCGACTTTGAAGGGAAGTCTATGCACTACTACCCGCATCACATCGGGGACTTTTTACGAGACACAGTTTCGTTAAGTCCTAAAGAATGCTATTTCTATTTAAGACTCATTTGGCTGTACTACGAGTCTGAAAACCCATTACCAGACGACATAGATGTTTTGGCATTCAAGATTGGCGCAAGAGACGATCTTGAGTGTGTTCGCATTCTGTTGCGTACGTTTTTCAGATATGACGAGGATCTGAAATCATATACGCATCAGAGGATAGACGGTGAAATAAAGAAGTATCAACGCAAAGCCAAGTCTGCAAAGGCTGCGAATCAGATCAGATGGGAATCTGAAAAGGGTCTGAAATCAGACGCGAAACAGATCCCAACCAATAACCAACAACCAATAACCAATAACCAACAACCAAATATAAAGCAACGCTCGGCAAGCTCGCTTCGTCCTAGTGACGTTAGCGAATCTGTTTGGGATGACTTTCTTGCTATCAGAAAGGCTAAGAAGTCACCGCTTACCGAAACTGCGCTGAAAGGTATTAGGCGAGAGGCTGGACTTGCAAACCTAACGCTTGAGAAGGCTTTGCAAATGTGCTGCGCTAGGGGTTGGCAAGGGTTCAAGGCTGATTGGGTTACAGACGATCTTAAGAAGGAAGATCACTACAAGCAATCCTTAGACATTATCTTTGGCAGAAACAGGCATGAAAAGGACATCACGCCTAACAATCTACTGGAGGGCTAAGGCATGGACATACAAGTTATTGAGGCAATCTTCAAGAAACTTTCCATGACCTACGGAAAGGCTTTTCTCGACCAGTATCGAGACATGAACATCCAAGAGGTTATGGAGAACTGGGCGCACGAATTATCGGGGTTCTCTACAAGCCCTCATGCCGTGGCCTACGCGATGGAGTGCTTGCCATCAGATAAACCTCCTAACGTGTTGCAGTTTCGGTCTTTGTGTAGGCAGGCTCCTCCTCCGTTTTATCAACGACTAGAAATGACAATAGATAAGACTAAAGGACTAGAGCAGGTTGCAAAACTCAAGCAAATAATTAGACCTCGCAATTTAGAAGGAGAATTTTGATGAACGGAGAAGAAATTATCCGCATGGCGAGGGGGGCTGTGCGTCTACCTGATCCACAAACACCTCAAGAAGAGGCCATTGTGCGAGCCCTTGCACCAATATTTGAACGCTTCGCTTTCTTGGTTGCTGCTGCCGAACGTGAGGCGTGTGCTAAAGCTGTTGAAGATTACTTCGGTGCATGGGACGACGAAGGTTATGCGCTTGCCTCCGCCATACGAGCAAGGGGAAACACATGAACCAGCCTTGGTACATCAGATTTGGCTGGTGGCTGTGCGAAAAGCTTGGTCACCCATTTCCGCGTAAAGGTTGGATTTACGACGGCCATTATCACCGCGACTGTCACCTGTGCGGCAGGATTGTGAGCGAACCAATTAAGAAGGAAAAGAATCATGGGTAGAGAAGACATCATCCGCATGGCGCGGGAGGCGGGATTGGCTTACGGATCTGACGAAAAGCCATTAGGTTCTGTAACACGCTTTGCCGCCCTTGTTGCCGCTGGCGAGCGTGAGAAGCTGGCCGCATGGATGATCGAGCATAGCTACGCAACCGGCCATGGAGACACGACCGAGGATCTGTTGAGAGAGTTGGATTGGCAAATTGAAGAGCGCATAAGGGGACAGGCATGACAGACAAAGAAAAAGCCTACGCACTGCTAAGAAAGCTAGCAGACGAAACAACGTATGTGATGGTTCATCCCAACGAACTGCGGATTCTTTTAGACGATCTTGACCATATGAGACTTAGGGTTAGGATCGCTAGAGAAGAACTAGGCGATGCTTGGCAACTTTACAGGGAGGATATGGCGTGAGAAAAAATAGACCATTTACTGTTCGCTGGTTGAAGCCAGGAGACATGTTTATTTTGATTAGGAGTGGCGAAAAGTATCAATATGTACAGAAAGACATAAATACGCCAGGGGGCATCAAACACTGGGTTAGGAGGTTGCTGGAAAAAGAACACAGAACCCTGCATCACTCCTGCCATGTAGAACTTATTTAGGGCTAGCTATGAAAAATTGTCGGTTTGAGGAAGTAAGAGAGCTAGTCAAAGACCCGTCTCTTAGGATCACGGACATTGCACGGCAGACTGGATACAACAAGGGTCACGTCAGTAGATTACGCAAAGAAGCAATGAAGAATTCATCTGACTTTGAATGTCCAAGATGTGGACATTGTTGTAAAACAGATTTAGCCAGAGTCGGTGAGGTTGGCGTATGGGGTCAGTGCGAACCACAGGAAGCATTAGAAGATGGATGGTGCGATTGGGTATGCCCTAAGCCACAGGGTTATCTCATGCAATGTTGCGACTGTGAATTGATACATGAAGTTGATTTTCGTGTAGTCAAGTATGAGTCTAGAGATTCGGAAGTCTATGAGGTGATTGATGACCCAAATCTTCAGGCACAGATGCGAATGAAAAGACGTGATGACATCTCACCAAAGCGTGAATGGGTTGGGCTGACGGATCAAGAAATAAACAGTGTTTGTTACAAAAGAGATTGGACTGCGCCTTGGACTAATACGACTTTTGCCCGAGCCATCGAAGCCAAGCTGCGGGAGAAAAACGGCGGTGAATATCGTAACGGGGCTACGACTGAAAGAACTAAGCTAAGTCAGGAGAACACATGAGTGGCGATCACAATATGAAGGATTCATTTGAGTGTCCAAGGTGCGGACATTGTTGCGCTGTTGATGAATGGGAGGTTCAAGACAACGTAAACCATCCTAAGCACTACACATCTCATCCTTCTGGCGTAGAGTGCATAGAGATCACGGAGCATATGAACTTCAACCTTGGTAATGCTACTAAATACGTTTGGAGAGCGAGTCTAAAAGGTAAAGAGGTTGAAGATCTTAAGAAGGCTATTTGGTACTTGGAAAGAGAAATCGCGAGGATAGGATGACTAACGAGCAAAAAAAGATTCTTACTTACCTGAAAAAGCGTAAGACACCTGCTGACCTAAAGTCAGTGAGGCTACAGACAAAGATCGACAAGCAAACGACGGTGAACTGTCTAAACGCTCTGCTAAAGAAAGGCTGCATCAAAACTTCGTTTAGGATAGACCCGTTTACCAAAGAACGTGTTTGGGAGTGGGTCAAGGACGAGTACGAGGTTAAGAAGGTGTCCAGGCCGAAGAAGAAGTTTAAGCCTGTCTTGGCAAAGCAAGAGGAAGGCATCAGTTTTTTCAATAATCCATTTAATCTGAGGGTCGCATGAACTTACACGAAGCAGCAGCTTTGAGCGCAGCACAAGACATCATCGAGCAAGCACAAACAACAAGTGCGCTAGAGCAACGAGCACTAGCAATCGTCAACCTTTCGATAGAACTTCATAAGAAGGCGATAGATCTTCGCCTGCAAGCAGAAGAAATTTTGAAGGAGATTAGATTCCAATGATTGAGGGCATACTTTTAGGTTTTAGTCTTGGGTGGTTCTGCCATATCATTTTTGACTTCTACAGGGTAAAATAATGGCAAGCTCCTTCCTCTCCTTCGCCCGACTCTGTGTTGGGCATTTTTTTGTATGAAAGCAGCCGTTTTTAGCGCGATTTTCGGGTCGCATGACCCATTACATTACGCGGTCAAACAAAGCGTTCCTACGGACTTCTACGCGATCCTGGACACCATTCCTGATACCCAGGGATGGAAGCAGTTAGTCATCCATCCTAAAAGAGAGGCAAGACTGGAGGCTCGGTACTACAAGACCCACATAAACGAGTACTTCCCAGACGAGGACTATGTAATTTGGATAGACGGGTCGATCAGGATCACAAGCCCTGACTTTGTGAAGTACATGATTTCCCAAGCCGGAGATACGCTTGCAGCCTTCCAGCATCCCTGGAGGAACTGTATTTACGAGGAGGCTGAAGAATCATGGAACATGAGGAAGTACGTCAACCAACCTATTCGAGAGCAGGTTGAGCATTACCGGCAAATGGGCTGGCCGGAGCAGGCAGGACAGATCGCAACAGGGGTTATGTGCTGGAACGGGGGTTACCTTCGCTCAGACACGGTAGGAAAGTTTCTCGACCACTGGTGGCAAGAAATCAAAGAGTGGTCTGTGCACGA